TTTGAAAGCGGGTGCATGCATGGCCATTTTCCAGCACAGGTTCAGCTGGTATGGCATGCGTGCATCGACTGCTTGGGGGTGTCCCTGACCCCCTTAATTCAACGTCTAGCCCACGATACGGGCACCCTATCCAATTTGTGTCCCTTTACCTCCCATGGATTGACTTGTATGGATTTGGATCTAAATTGGATTACCCTTTGTTTGTGGTGGTTAGCCAACCATGCTCTGGTGTAATGGTTCCATGTGTTCATCTGGCTAAGTGCCGACCTAGGAGGTGGTGCTGAAATATTGCAAGCCACTAGCGTTGTTACACTTGGCCTCTGGATACGTGGGATTAATTGCATTCTGTACAGAGGAAGGCTAGTCTATGCCTTGGGCTAATGGTCTTCGTTGTGAAACGGATTACCGGTAGTAGCATCTTAGACTACCAAGGTTGTAGGTGAGTGTGTGGTCTAGAGTAGGCACACATCTGTCCAGGCACATGTACATTGTTACGATTGCTCCAGACTAGTTCCTGAGGGACAGATGTTGTGGGGGGCTTGGGAAAACCCCCTTAACCTACACTGCCTGATAGGGTCGCGGCTGGTCGAGTCCCACACACTATAATACCAGTAGACTTTCATGCAATGGATACTCTTACTAAAAACATTGAGGATGCAACAGTCAACATCATTGGATCTTGTGCAGAAAAGGTGGAGGAAGCAATTTCAGGCCTAGGGGCAGTGGAAAGTGTGGCATCCACCAACTCAGCCATTGCCACTGCCAATGCAACAACTACACAGACAATACCAGACCCAACGGAGGGTTCCACTGATGATTTTTATTCTTGTTCTTATGAAGTAGGAGCTCAAGGGGATAACATTTCTAGATTGGTACATCTGGTTACAGGACAGTGGGTTCCAAATGATGATTATTATGCCTGCCTACGCTGGTTAGCAACACCTGCTTGTTTTTTTCAAAATAACACACAACCAGCATATGGTCAGACACGATATTTTAGGTTTATCAGATGTGGCTTTCATTTTAGGTTGCTTGTGAATGCCCCCTCTGGCTCCGCTGGAGCGCTCATGCTAGTTTGGATGCCCTACCCCTACTGCCGGGTCTTATCTGGTACTAATCAGATCCATGCGAATGTTGAGAGAAGGAGTCTAATGAACCTGCCCTATGCCATCTTGGATCTCCGCACTAACACAGAAATTGACCTTGTGGTTCCATATGTCAATTACCGGAACTATGTGGAGATTACAACCAGTGATACAACTGGTGGTGCCATCTGTGTGATTGTGTTAGGCAAGTACCGACATGGCAATGGAACCTCCAACACTGTGGATTTCACATTATTTGGAGAACTCCTTGAAACTGATTTGCAGTGCCCCCGACCATTTGACAATCAGGGAAAGAGAAAACCACGCAGGAGGCCCATTCACAAACCCAAGAATCCACCACAGGAGCCAAGGGTTATTATTCAACCAGGACCTGGGGCAGCAAACCTTTCAAACTCTAGTGTTATAGCAATGGCTGAAAGCACAGCACTTGCTAATGAAGGGACAGCTGTTGACTATTCCACAGCTGGATGTGCATCATCTGTTGATGATGTAATTATGGTCCTGCGCCGCTGGCAGATTCTAGCAAGTTTCCAGTGGCAGTCAACCCTAACTCCCAGTGCTCGCATCAATCGCTATCAATTGATTTTCAGAAATATCCCAACATTCTCTCTCTTCTTTGACAAATTTCAGTACTGGAGAGGGTCATTGGAGGTTAAATTCATGACCTTTGGCAGCCAATTCAATACTGGGAGATATCAAATGTCTTGGTATCCAATTGCTGATGGTGAACAAAGCTTGGCACAATGCCAGAATTCAGTGTTTGTAACTGGAGATGTGTGTGCCACACCCGTGACCCTAACTCTGCCATTTACATCAACCACCTGGCGCAAGAGTACGAGAGACCCTTACGGGTACTTGATGTGGCATGTTGTCAATCGACTCACTGTGAATTCATCAGCCCCATCCAATATTGACTGCACAGTGTTGCTCCGCGTGGGCAAAGATTTTCAGTTTACCGCCCCACTCTATGGAAATTTGCAGATGGCAACCAATAATCAGGGTGATTCCAACCAGTTGGGGGATGATGAGCCAGTTTGTTTTCTGAATTTTGAGACAGCTAATGTCCCAATACAAGGTGAATCTCACACTCTTGTTAAACACCTGTTTGGGAGGCAATGGTTAGTTAGGACTGTGCAACACGCTCCAACTGTGCAAGAGTTGGACCTCCAAGTTCCAGACAGAGGACATGCCTCTCTCATTCGGTTCTTTGCCTATTTTTCTGGAGAGATCATTCTTACCATTGTTAATAACGGCACTACACCAGCAATGGTAGCGCACTCCTATTCTATGGATGACCTCAGTTCAGAGTATGCTGTTACAGCAATGGGAGGTATGATGATTCCTGCTAACAGTGCCAAAAATATTTCTGTGCCATTCTACTCTGTGACACCACTCAGGCCAACTCGACCAATTCCTGGCACATCAGAGGCAACTTTTGGCAGACTGTTCATGTGGACTCAATCAGGAAGTCTCTCAGTTTTTATGGGTCTCAAAAAGCCAGCTCTCTTCTTTCCACTCCCCGCTCCCACCTCCACAACACCATCAGGGAGATCCAATGATGTTATTCCCACACTGGATCAGTCTGGGGATGAAGTAGATTGTCACTTCTGCGAAATTTGTTCTAAAATGAAGAAGAGGTGGAAGCCAAGAGGGTACTTCAGATTTTGCCTTAGACTCAAAACACTAGCATTTGAACTCAATCTGGAAATTGAATCTGACCAAATTAGAAATAAGAAAGATCTCACTACTGAAGGAGTGGAACCAAACCCGGGACCTATCTTAGTTGTTGGCAAATCAGGAAGTGGCAAGAGCCGACTTTGTAATGTTTTAGCTGGTGTCGAGCTTTTTGAATCAAAACTATCACCACGTTCAGTTACAATGGTTCATCAGGTTGAGACAGTTGACATTGAGGGGAAGAAGGTGACGATAGTAGATTCACCTGAAACACCAAATTATGATGGCCCCATTTCTGCCTTTTTTTATTTGATTGAGGCAGGCAGGTTTACAGCTGAAGACAAGGAGTACATCCAAATGATGAGAAAACGCTTTCCAGGCTTTGAGAAATCCACTATTTTGATTCTGAATCGAGCAGATGAATTGAAAACTGATGATGATATAAGAAATTGGGTTAAGACCTCTGGAGAGTTGGACTCTTTAGTGAGAGCCTGTGGGGGGCGTATAGCTAAATTTCATCGGCACAAAATAAACAGGGCTAAGTTGTTGGAGAAAGCAGCCACCCTTCCTGAGTTTGTCTCTCATTTACCAAGACTTGTCTATAAGGATAGAAAAATGTACCGCCATTATGGTGTGCAGTGTGGTTCTACAGTCTTCCACATGGACTCAGAGAACATCCTTGAGTCAGCATTAAATGGTGAAGTCACAATCAAGCAGGAGAAGTGGAATGGCAATTGGAAACCAGCAGGTGATCACATGCAGTCAACGGCCAGCCTGTATCTTAAATCACAGACTATGCCGAAATTCACTTTTTCAATTGATGAAAACTGTGAGACCTGGGCCAGACACTTGTTGGGTGACTATGGGGAAACACAAGGTCAGATTTTTAAGGAGAGGCTTATGTGGGCTGCAGCCCTTGGGTTTTTTATGACAATGAAAATCACTACAGACCAATCATTTCCAGGTAAAGATGCAATACACACAGTTCTCACCAAAATTTCAAATTTTATTTTTGGGGGTTTGGAAAATGAAGTTGTCCGTATTGTCATCAGGACTGTGATTCGCATTGTCTGCTACCTTATTTTGTATATACATTCCCCCAACATAGTCACAACAGGAACTTTGGTTGCTTTGTTAGCTTTAGATGCCACCAGCATGTCATTGGATCAAGGACTCAAAACTCTCTGTATGAGCCTGGTGGATGGTGATTTTGGCAAATTTTGTTCAGCTTTGTTGGAAAAAATACAAACTGTTGACGAGGCTGATCTAAAGAAAACTATTCCAAAATTCAATGACATGCTAGAGGATCAATCTGGCAAAACCACCTCTCCTAAGTCTTTTAATGATTGGACAACCTGTGCCAAAAATGTACAATGGTGGCTTGAATCATTTGTTAAAGTTGTAAATTGGCTTAAAGAGAAAGTGTTTCCTTCAAAAACTGACCCAACTCTTCAGTGGCTCCAGGATCATGAAGAACATATAGCTATCATGTTGGCATTGTGTGATGAGCACCTTTGTATGCTAAGAACTGAAAAAGATTACATTTGTGAGCACAACACTCGTCCAAAACATCAGCGTTTGGTTGAAATGGTTTCTGGCACATTGAACCAACTCCAAGGTATTTCGAGTGCTCGTGAATTGGCAGCCAGATTACAGCATGTGTTGAACAAACTCCACCAAGTCAACTTTGAGCCTGAACTGGAGTGGACACACCGTCCTGAGCCTCTTGGTATATGGATATCTGGTGGCCCCGGTGTTGGGAAGAGCTTTTTGTCAAATTATATTGTTAAAGAAATAGCCAAATTAAAGCATTGGAAGAGTTATGCCAACCCAACTGGAAGTAAGCATATGGATGGGTATGTGTCACAAGAGATTCATGTTTTTGATGATTTTGGTCAAAATCGGGAAGAGGAAGACTATTCTTTAATCTGTAACCTCATTTCTAGTGTTCCATTTATCACTCCAAAGGCAAGTGTAGAGGCTAAGGGCACCCAATATAGAGGACGCCTTGTTGTTGTCACAACCAATAGACGGGATTTCACATCTTGTAAGTTAACTGACCCAGATGCACTGGAAAGGCGTTTCCCTATTCGCCTTAATATCCGGCCATTGCAAAAATATAACCACAAGGGCCGTTTGGATGTGGCAACAGCCATGAGAGACGGAAGCTTGCAGGGAGGAACTTGCTGGGAAAGGGATATAGGCCAGTTAGGCCTTGAATGTTGGAATCCAATAAATGGCCAAACCCTGATTGATGAAATTATGAGTGAGTTGCAGGTTAGGCAAGAAGTAGCTTCCTTTATGAACCAGTCTAAGGTGAGGCGTTTTTCTGACCCAGAGACACTTTTTAGTGATTTGGAAGATCTAAAATTGGAATTTGACTTTGATCAATTAGAGCAACAAGCTAAACTTTTTGCAAAACCAAAAGAAGGAAAAATCTCTAAATTTAGGGCCTGGGTTAGAGACTGCACAGGGAAGATTAAGAGTTTTCTAGAGCGAAATCGGGCTTGGATTCTTGGTATAGGAACCCTTGGAACTATTATGTCACTTGTGACTATGTGTGTCCCATTAGCTAGACGCTTTGCCCAGTCAATCTATTCACAACAACCTGTGGCCAAAACACTTCCAAAAGATTTTAAGGTAGCTGTTAAGAAACACATTGAGAAACTGGAAACTGAATTGGAAAATCAGAGCGGGCGGGTGAATTTCAGACATATTTGTAACAGACTCGTCAATGTGAGTAATGAGGATGAGGTAGCCACTGGTTTAGCCATTGGTGGGAAAAATGTCTTGACATTTGGGCATTCTAAATTCACACAATTGGATGAGATTAGGGATATGCAATTCAATGCGCCAGCTAAGGGGACCCCCATTACCTATGATGGAGAACCCACTGATCTTCAGTTATTGGAATGTGATATACCCCACCAGTTTAAAGATGTGTCTAAATTGATTGCCACAGAGGACTATCGTGGTAATGGCTGGTTGGTTTGGAAAGATCAGGACCAGTATATGGTGCAAGATGTGACAAAGATTAGGCCTTTTGGTTCTACAACAACTGCATCAGGCACCACATCGTGTCAAACATATATATATAATTGCAAGACTGGACCTGGTTCCTGTGGTGGTGTGCTTGTAGCTCAAATTGGAGGGAATTTGAAGATCCTTGGGATACACACAAGTGGCAATGGCACTATGGGAGCAGCCAATAGGGTTTTTCCAGTTTTTAACCAAGGGAAAGTAGTGAGTAAGCAATATGCAGGTAAGATTCTGTACCATCAACCCCGAAAAACCGCATATATGAAGTCACCTGTCTATGAGGACTCACCCTATGAGCCCGCAGTTCTTTCCATCAATGACCAGCGACTTGGGGTGAAGATTGAAGACATGGCTAAGAAAGCATCTGACAAGTATATTGGCAATGTGTTTCAGCCTCCTCCTGAGGCTTTCCAACTTGCAAAGACACATGTTGCCGAAAAACTGTCTAGAGTCTTGGGATGCCATGACATTATCTCATATGAGTCAGCTGTGAGTAGCGATGTTATACCTATGAACTGGGACACTTCGCCTGGCATTAAGTATAAGGGGGAGACCAAACGACAACTGGTCCTGAAGTCCTCATTCAGACAGGATGTTATGGAGCAACTACAGAGCCCATCCACTGTTTTCACTTGTTATTTGAAAGATGAACTCCGAAAGAAGGAGAAAATCAAGGAAGGGAAAACAAGAGGCATTGAGGCTTGTAACTTTGATCACACTGTGGCTTATAGAATGGTGATGGGTGACATCTTTTCTAACATCTATGATGATTCTTTCATTATATCTGGTTGTGCTGTTGGAATCAATCCTTTTTGTGAGTGGGACAATCTGTTGGCAAATCTCCAACCTTATAATTTGTGTCTTGACTTTTCTGGATTCGATGGCTCTCTGAGTGCCCAAATTCTTGAGGAGGCTGTGGATGTTTTATCTTATTTCCACAATGACCCAGCCCTAGTGAAAAGGATTCATGCACCAACTATTTATTCAACCCATTATGTGACTGATGAGATATGGCAGGTAGAAGGAGGGATGTGTTCAGGATCTCCATGTACCACTGTGGTCAATTCTATTGTGAATCAGCTTGCATGTTACACCATTTTAGCTGTCTTGGGCTATGACATCAACCAATGTTATGTTGTTAGTTATGGGGATGACTGTGTTCTGTCAGTACCAGAGGTACGCGATATTTCAAAACTATCGCACTATTTCAAGCTTTTCTTTGGTATGACAGCAACAGCCAGTGACAAAGAAAGCGACATAACTTGGTTAGCCCCTATGGAGATAGAATTTCTGAAGAGAACTCCTGCCTTCCTCCCAGGGACCCGCAAAATCATTGGTGTCCTTGACAAGGAAGTCTTGGAAGGGAAGATACAGTGGTGCAAGGGACCGGAAGCATTCAAACAGCAACTTGACTCTTTCTTGTTGGAAGCAGCTCTGCATGGAGAAGAATACTATTATGAGGTGACATCTAAGCTTAAGGCCCGGTGCCCCGTTCTTGACATTCAACCTTGGGGTGTCGCGAAACTCAGAGCATACACAGCTTGCATGATGATCTGAACTGTTGGTCCGCAGGTACCATAAACCTGTTTTTCCTGGGTTTTAGTGTTGTGGGATACCCAGGAGTACACGTAAAACACCCACTGGCTTTGGAGCTGTGCCACATGACACCTCCCAGCTTGACAGTGCTGTCAGAAACTGTTATATAGGAATAGGCTAAAACTAATCAATTTACCCCCATGATTGTTTAGGTATTAGTTGTTAGTATTTAGTATAAGACATTTGGTGATATAAAGACCTCACACAATTTCCACTTTCCGTGAGGACCCTAAGCCAAATGACTTCTTTTTACTTTACTATTCCCTACCCTACCTAAAAAAAAAAAAAAAAAAAAA